GCCGCCTTCTTCGCCCAGCCCATCCGTGTGGCCGTGCCCACCATCCAGCCGCCCATCCCCACCGGCAGCGCCCTGACCCGGGAGGATCTCTCCCACATGAGCGCCGACGAAATCAACCGCAACTGGAACGCCGTGAAGGGCGTCCTTGCGAAAGGAGCGATTTAACACATGGCTATTACTTCCTTCATCCCCTCTATCTGGAGCGCCCGTCTCACCGAAAACCTGCACAAAGCCCTGGTCTTCGGCTCCCTGTGCAACCGCAACTGGGAGGGTGACATCGCACAGTTCGGCGATACGGTGCACATCAACAACCTGGCCGATATCACCGTGAAGCCCTACACCCCCAACGTGGACATTGCCGAGCCCGAGCAGCTCACCGGCACCGACACCACCCTGACCATCGACCACGGCGCCTACTACAATTTCTACCTGAACGATGTGGACGCCGCCCAGGCCAACAGCGAGCTGATGGACGCCGCCATGCGCAACGCCGCCTATAAGCTGGCCGAGGATACCGAGAGCTACATCCTCTCCGTCATCCGCGAGGGTGCCGGCACCAAGAAGTCCGGCGCCATCCCTGCCGGCGGCGTCTACGAGCTGCTGGTGAACATCAAGACCGCCCTGGACGAAAAGAACGTGCCCCGTGCCGGCCGCGTGCTGGTGGTGCCCGCCTCTGTTGAAGGTGAACTGCTGCTGGACAACCGCTTCATCACCGGCAACGGCGCCTTCTCCGAGGCGCACCTGGCCGATGGCTCCGTGGCCCGCGCCGCCGGCTTCGACATCTACATCAGCAACGACCTGACCAACGAGCTGGTGGCCATGACCCCCGATGGCGTCACCTTCGCCAACCAGATCACCCACATCGAGGCCTACCGCCGCGAGAAGGGCTTCGACGACGGCGTCAAGGGCCTGTCCCTGTGCGGCGCCAAGGTCGTCATGCCCTCCTGCGTCTACATCCACACCATCGCTTAAGGGGTTTCACCCCTTAAGAATCCCCACCAGAGGGCCATTGGCCCTCTGGACTCCCCTTTTTGTGGGTGTGACTTGGCTGTTTCCTTTGCAGGGGTCACGGCGCTCAACGGGAGCGCCGCGACGCACGGCCCACACTTTCAATTCATCATTCCTAATTCCTCATTCATCTTTATTCCAGGAGGTTCCCTATGACCATCAGCGTCCCTGATCTCATGCGGGAGACCCGCAACTTTTTCCCCGCGGCGGCCATTGACGCCTCATGGTCGCTGCGGGATGGCGCCCTCACCCCCGCCGATGGCCTTCACACCGGCGATTGGGTGGCGGTGACCGGTTCGATTTACAACAACGGCGTCTACCAGTTGGGCGAAGGCAGCGTCATTCCCGGCGCCGCCGATGAAACCTGGCAGGGCCGGGTGTGGCTGCTTTCGCCCCCGGCGGATTTCCTTGCCCTGGCCCGCGAGATTGCCCATTGGGCCAGGCACCAGGGCGAGAATCAGCCCGTGAAGGAGTCCTTCGGCGCATACAGCCGTGAGCTGGCTACCGACAGCCAGGGCCAGCCCCTCACCTGGCAGGCCTTCTTCGCACGGCAGCTGCTGCCCTGGCGTAGGATGTACACGGAGGTGAAGCTGTGATGCTTCAGGATTACTTCGAGGACTTCACCCTGCTGGAGCGCACCGCCGCCGATGACGACCTGGGCGGCGTTTCCGAAACCTGGGCAGAGGGCCTCCGCTTCCGTGGCGCCGTGACCCAGGTGGTGGGCAAGGAGGTTGCTCCCGCCGGCCTCACCGCCCTGAAAACCGTGCCCATGCTCCTCCACGAGTGGGATGTCACCCTCCGCCAGGACGACCGCGTCCGCCGCGTTTCCGATGGCGCCGAGTTCCGCGTCACCGGCCGCAGCGGCGATATGCGCACCCCGGCCATCTCCGGCATGGCCTTCTGTCAGGTGCCGGTGGAAAGGCTGGTGCTGGCGTGAGCATGAAGCAGTACCAGAAATCCGTGGTGGCTTATCTCAGGCAAACCGGCCTGCCGGTTTATCTTTCCGGGCAGGTGCCCACCGGGGCCGGCTTTCCCTTTATCACCCTGAGCTGCGCCTACGCCCCCTTTGCCCAGTCCGCCGGCCTCACCGTCACCGCCTGGTTCCGGGGCGAAAACGCCCACACCCGCTGCGTGGAGATGATGGACCAGCTCTGCGCCGCCATTCCCGAGGAAGGCACCCTCCTCCACTTCCACGGCGGCATGGCCGTTTTGCGCAGGGCGGCGGGCAGCTTTGTGACCCTGGTCACCGATGAGACCGACAGACGGATCATCGGCGGCCGCATGCGGCTCAATGTGCATCTCTACGACGCCTGATCCCCGGGCGGAGGCCACAGCGGTCTCCGCCCTTATTTCATATCAAGGAGTGATCCCATGACCACCGGCCTGACCCCTTCCACCTTTGAAAACCTGCAGCTCAACGCGGGCCTGTTCCTGCGTGGCTTTGATTTCTCCTCCGCCACCACCGCCGCCCAGCTCCGCCTCCTGGTGGCCGATGCCATCAGCGAGGGCAGTTGCGTCATCGGCGCCACCCGGGGCGGCGGCACCTTCCAGTGCACCCCCAGCCTTCGCGCCATCGAGGCCGACGGCCTGCGCTCCCCCACCATCGGCTCCACCGTCAACGACGGCTGGACGGTGAAGCTTTCCGGCACCATGCTGGAGATCACCCCCGAGAACTTCGCCACCGCGCTGATCTGCGCCGATGTGGAAAAGCAGGGCAGCATCACCACCATCCGCGCCCGCCGGGAGATCGCCGAAAGCGACTACATCCCCTCCCTGTGCTGGATCGGCGATACCAGCCGGGGCTTTGTGCTCATCGAGCTGACCAACGCACTGAACATGAAGGGCGCCGCCTTCACCTTCACCGATAAGGGCGAGGGCACCCTGCCCTTTGAGTTCCAGGCCCACCAGGACGATGACGGCGACGAGACCCACGCCCCCTTCCGCATCGTTTTCTTCGACTGAGGTGATTGAATGAAGCTCTCTTCCCTTACCACCGATCAGCTGGCCGATGTGCTCATCCGCCTCACGCCACCCCTGTGCCGCATCATCCAGGACCAGCGCACCCTGGCCGCCCTGGACGAAATCACCTTCACCGGCCTGGACGCCCAGCCGCCGCTGATCACCGCCGCCCGCCTGTGGGAAAAGCTGGTTCCCCTGGTGCTTCAGCACCACGCCGCTGACTTTTATGAGGCCCTGTCCGTGCTCACCGGGAAGATGCCGGAAACGCTGCGGAAGCAGCCAGGACTGACCACCCTGCACGACCTTATCGCTGTGTGGGATAGGCAGCTGACCACTTTTTTCTCCTGTGCCGGATCTGTGGAGCGGGAGAAATCCTGACCGTGGTCTCCGGCCAGCGCCCCATGCCCATCGGCGCCCTGCGGGAGGTGCTTCTCCACCGCAAGGCCACCCAGGCGCAAAACCTTTACGCCACCCACCTGACCTGGCTCGTCGGAGCGCAGCTCTTCGCCCTGGGCGGCGGCCGGGATTATCCCGTGCCCGATGTGTTTTCGCTTTTCCCTGATAGCACGCTCCCCCGTGACCGCCGCACCGCCGCCGACGTCCGTCAGGGCGTGCTATCCCGCCTGACCTCCACGAAAGGAGAATGACCATGGATAAGCTGTTTGAGCTTTCCGCCGAGCTGACGCTGGACGCCGCCGCCTTCCTGCAGGGCCTGGCCCGTGCCGAGCAGGCCGCCCAGGCCGCCGCAGAAACCCTGCAGCGCCTGCAAGCCACCACCGTCAGCTCCTGGAGCGCCGTGGCCTCTGCCATTCAGTCCGCCACGGACAGCCTGCAGGCTTTCCTCCGCCTGCAGAGCAACACCCCCACCACCGCTGGCTACGCCACCGGCATCAATTACGTTCCCTTCAACAATTTCCCCGCCCGCCTCCACGAGGGCGAGGCCGTGCTCACCGCCCTGGAGGCCGCCCAGTGGCGAAGCGGTCAAGCCGCCCCCGCTGTGGACGCCCACAGCATCGCTCAGGCCGTAGCCAGCGCCCTGGCCGGCGTTTCGGTGCAGATGGACGGCCACGCCGTGGGCCAGCTGGTGACGCCCACCGTCAGCCGGGAGATCGCCCGGCAGGTCAACTATTAACCAACGCAAAGGCGCACCCCTTGCACAAAGGGTGCGCCTTCTTTTTTTGAAAGGATCTCCGCTTATGCATCAACCCGTATTGCGTTATTGCGACCGGGGCAACGAGGTCGCCCGCCTGCAGCTGATGCTGCGGGAAGTGGACTTTACCCTAGACCCCGATGGCATCTTCGGCCCCATGACCCGTGAGGCCGTGAAAACCTTCCAGGCCCTGCACGGCATACCTGGCACAGGCCTTGCTTGCCCCATGACCTGGGACCTGCTGGA